GAAGAAGAAGGACGACGAGATGCTCGACTGCGATGCCTGTGGCATCGCTCTGCCGTGGCATGAGATCGAGTACCGCTACGACCCCGAGGAGCTGACGACCTACCAGTTCTGCCCAGAGTGCGATGCACTCTGGGAGTACGACGGGGATGGTCGCTCCAAGGTGTCTGCTCGCATCCACGACGTGATCGACGCGGAGTGGGAGGCGATCAACCTCGCCAACCTCGCCGAAGGCGAAGGCGACGACGAGTAGTCCTCTGCATGGAGCCTTCCTTCGGGAAGGCTCTACGGAGCGGATTGCCGTTCCCGAGATTCTCTCCACCGTAGGTGGGGAGAGAATCACGACCGACGGAAAGGAGACTGCCTGTGGCCCTCACATGGGACACACAAGACGTTCTCGACAACGAGAACGTCTGCTTCCTCATCGCCGAGGAAGACCACTTCCCGAGCGGCGTCAAGAAGGGTGACAGGATTCTGAATCCTGTCACCAACGCGCTGATCTGGCACTCGCTCTCGACGGGCATCGGTCGTATCACGACCAAGAACGTGGCCGAGGTCTGGGCAAGGATCGCTCTGATCGAGAAGCTCTACGGAGCTTCGATCCTGACTCAGGACGGCCCGAAGCCTCTGAGCCGAGACGATGTGCAGAAGCACATCGGGCTGACCACGAATGCCTCGTTCAAGGACGAGTCTCGTGCCTCTTTCTTCAAGAGGCACGTCGGATTCTTCCTGGACGACGAGAAGCGGAAGTTCGAGAAGTTGCTCGAACTTCAGAGCAAGGAGCAGCTCGTCTGACGTTGCATGGACGGCTCTGCAAGGAGCCGTCTACGGAGCGTCTGTACGCTCCTCCGGCTTGCCGGAGAACCCGACAGGAAGGGGCTGCATGGACGCACCAGCGGAGCTGGTGGAGTGCCGCGCGATTGCCGAGTCCCTCGGACTCGTCATCGACGACCTCCACGGCTATCCGCCGTCGTTCGAGACGTACCTCATCGCGATGCGGGTCAGGACACATCTGACCCGGCTTCGCCGGGAGATCCACGATCTCGAACTGACGATCCAGACAACAGGGGTGGCAGCGTAAGCCGCCACTCCACTCGCGATAAGGAGCAAGGAGCCATGTTTGACGTTCGCGTCAATGCCGGAAACGGCGACCACGAGGTCTACGAGGTCTACGCCACCGAGACGGTGAACTACGTCTCGAAGGAAGTCTCAGGCCGCGAGCAGCCGCTCGTCTTCGTGGAAGTCCACCCGAAGAACGGACTCCCGGAGCGGCTCGGGAAGAGCACGCTCTTCCCGCTCAGCCGCGTCATCTCGATCACCGAGCGAAGCTGAGCCTGTCGATCCTCCTCTTCGAGGAGGAGGGTCGAGAGGTTCCTAGCCTCTCATCCATGCTATGATGGCACGGATGTACCCCGACAAGGAAGGAGGCGCTATGCCTACCGCTGTCGTCCCTCCCGAGCAGTTCAGGGAGGAGGCGAGCCGTCGTCTCGTAGACCGCTTCGAGCTACAGATTCTCCTCGACATCAGGTCGAGGAGCGCCATCGCTCGAATGGTCGAAGACGGGCGAATCCCGCGTCCTGTCGTCTCGAAGAGAGGGGCTTCGCCCCTCTGGGACAAGGACGAGGTACTCGCATCATCCGACAGGAAGGAGGGATGACCAATGGTCATCTCGTCACTTGACTCTCTCATCGAGAGAGTCCTGGCAGAAGACGCCAGGAAGCAGGATCTCCTCGCGGACACCCGACGCATGTCGGTTGCCGTCGAGGAGGGCGAGGTCGAGAATCACGTCCTCCTCAGCATCGACGGCGAGAACGGATCGGGCACCGAGACTCTCGGTGCCTCCGCTCACGCTCTGGGGCAGATGGCAACCGATCTCGGCATCCCGAAGCGGTACTTCGACCGAATGAAGGTCGAAGCGCCGGAGCTGTTCCAGCGGAACGTGCATCACTGGATGTACGAGACGCCGAACCGCAGGATGATCCGGGCATACCGCAACGAGGACGCGCCGGGCACGGCTCGCGCGTGGCTCTCGGATCGCTACCGGCGACTCGACAACATCGAGATCGCCACCAAGCTGCTCCCGGAGTTCGACCGCCTCTCCGAGGAGGTCGTCTTCCACAACGCCTCGATCACGGACGAGAGGTTCTACCTCCGCGCCGTGTTCCCGAGGCTGACCGAGGAGGTCAAGGTCGGCGACGCCGTTCAGTGGGGCGTTCAGATCTCGAACTCCGAGGTCGGAGCTGCGACGTTCAGCATCGACTCCTTCGTGCTGCGCCTCGCCTGCATCAACGGCATGGTCGTGGCGAAGGTGATGTCTGCACGTCACATCGGCAAGCGTCTCGGAGAGCATCTCTCCGACGAGGCGATCCAGGCCGATGACCGAGCCTTCTGGCTCGCAGCTCGGGACGAACTGAGAAACGCCATCTCCGTGGCGCAGTTCGAGAAGGTCGTCGCGACGCTCCGCGAGACGACGGAGGGTGTCGCCATTACGGCACCCATCGCCGCCACCGAGCGTCTCGCTCGAACTTACGAACTCTCCGATGGAGAGAAGGAAGCCGTCCTGACCAAGCTCGCCGGTAACGGCGACTTCACCCGCTGGGGTGCGCTGAACGCGATCACCGCAGCGGCACAGACCGTCGAATCCTTCGACCGAAGGGTCGAGATGGAGGAGATGGGCTGGGATCTCGCCACACTCTCGAACCGAGAGTGGGAGAGGATCGCAGTCGCAGCCTGACCGCTGCCGGTAGGCCAGTCGTGCCCCCTCACGGCTGGCCCTCCGGGAACGGATACGCCGTTCCACCCGACAGAAAGGGGCTGTCATGCCCAAGTTCACCGTGAGCATCGAGTTCGATCTCGTTACCGAGATCGAGCCGGATCTCGGCTACCACAGCTTCGACTCCGAAGGAGTCGAGGAGTTCAACGACGGCTCGTACTTCTCGGCGCAGCCAATCACCTGCGACGGGGGGAACATCACCCTCATCGTGGAGGCCGAGGACGAGCACGCGGCCAACGAGAAGGCCCGTGAGGTCGTCTCGGACGGCAGCGAGGTCGAAGACCGAAACGGTCTTACCTGGCTCGTCGAGAGCGTCAACATCGAGATCGAGGAAGTCGAGATCCCGATGACGCTTGAGCGCGCGAGGGAGATCCTCACCCAGCTCATCGCCGGAGGCGATGACGAGGAGGTTCGTGAGGCCGTGGACTTCGTGTTCGCGCACGTCGCCGAGCTGAACCTCAAGGTGACTGCGCTCCAGGCCACGGTCGCCTCGCTTCGGCGAGAGGTCGAGGCCGGACGCGAGAGCACCCAGGCTCCGACGGAGCCTGCCGCGTAGCCCGCAAGGCTGCCGCTCCTCGCCACTGGCGGGGGGCGGGAACCTTCCGGTTCCAACCGACAGAGAGGAGGGTCGTATGCCGGACAGCTACGGCTTCGACCATCTCCCCAACCGGGGAAACCTGTACCACCGCTGCATCGAGTGCGAGTGGCCCGGGTACGGCGTCTCGGTCAGCGAGGCTGACCGCAGGCGTCATCACCTGACGCACACGCGCGCGATGCAGCGCGAACAGGACAAGGAGCGGCTTCAGAACCTCGCCAAGGCGAGGAAGATGAGGAAGCTCATCGACAAGGAGAACCCATGAAGGACTGGCTCCTGCGACAGAAGGTCGCAGAACACGAGGCAGCCCACGCCGTCGCCGCGATCAAGATGGGCCTGACCGTGGCCTGGGTTGACATCAACCCAGGCTTCGAGGAGGGCATCGACTTCGCGGCGGCGGTGAAGATCCCCGACGAGACGCTCGACTTCGAGCGCGACGTTGAGGGAATCTGTGTGGCTCTCGCCGCGCCGTCATTCCTCGTCTCGCACGAGAACGTGCCCGAGCTGTGGCGCTACGCCCAGCTCGAAGCGGATCTCGCCTACGAGCTGGGAGGACGGAACGGCATCCCTGCCGACGAGATCCACGACACGACGGCCACGCTCGTTGCTGACGAGCTGGCCGAGATCTTGGATCTCGCAGCAAGGATCGAGAAGGAGGGTCGTGTCGTCTTCGAGACGGCGTGACCCAAGATGCAGCACGGGGGCTGGTTTCCCAGCCCCCGATGCTCCCGACAGAAAGGAGGGGCGCTCCAAGGGAGCGTCTCCAGACTGTACGCTGGACAGTAGCAGCACCCGACAGAAAGGCAGACATGGCTGACTGGGCCAAGGCCGCAGAAGTGCAGCTTGAGCTGCACCGCTGGCTGCTCTCGCCCCACGGCACGCGCTGGATGCGCGGCTGGATCGGCGCAGAGACGAGGAGCGAACCGGCGAAGGGCCGCATGTACCAGCTCCTCGCGGCAGCCGAGCCGCAGAAGCTCCTGACCGCAGACTCGATCTGGGTCGCCGAGGAGATGAGCGAGGTCATCATGCACGCGCGCGAGGGCTTCCAGCCGGAACCCATCGAGCGCGAGGACTTCCTCGTCCACACCGGCTTCTGCTTCTTCCAGAAGCCGCTCCTGATGCTCGACCGCAACGGCAAGAACGTCAGCATCGGGGCGATCTCCTGGTGCCCGGTTCACTTCACGGACAAGACGATGGAGGAGATCTACGCCGAGGGATCGTCAGCTCTCGATCTCGACGAGAGCGGCCACGGCACGGCCATCGTGAATCACGTCCCCGACGAGGACAAGTGGGGTATGTGCATCGCGATCTTCTCCTCCGCTTTCGCCGAAGGCGACTCCTACGCGGAGACGCATCGCGAAGCGATGAGGCAGATGCAGGCGTGCGAGTTGATCCCCCTGCACTTCACGACCGTCGTGTTCGGAGATCCCTTCGGAGAAGGCGATCTCTACGACGAGGACGGTCGCTACACCGCAGCCGACCACTGGTGGAAGACGATCCAGACGACGCTGCGGCTCATGCAACAGCGCGTGTTCGAGCGCGTGGACACACCCACCCCGCGTCCGACAAGGCGCAGGTGGCAGCGCGCGAACAAGACGGCTCCGAAGGAGATCCTGGTCGTGCGCCTTCGCAGAACATCGCCGAGGCACGGCGAGCCGGTCGAGTCAGGCCGGACGCTCACGCACCGGCACATCCGCGACGGCCACTGGAGAAACCAGTGGTACCCGTCGTTCAACCGTCACCGGCAGATCTGGATTGCCCCGACAGTCGTCGGGGACGAGAGCCTGCCGCTGATCGTCAAGAGGAGGTTCTACCGATGGGACAGATAGCGCGCCCACGCCCCGGCTTCGACCCGTTCCCGAACACGCCGCGCGGATCGGATCTTCCGATTGCGTGCAAGTACCCGTTCGGGCCGGGCGAGGAGCTGGAAGACAAGATGATCCCGCCGAAGTGGGACATCGACATCCCGAAGGGATGGACGACTCAGTGGATCCTGCACACCGATCCGAGGCTCGAAGAGGCTGGCTTCACGGTCGGGGAGGTCTGGGTCAACAAGGAGACGCAGACCGCCTTCTTCGAGAAGAAGCCCGGCACCGAGCCGGTCGGCTACCTCTTCCTGCTCAACGGCGACGAGATCGTCGCCACCTGGGACGAGGGACGCTGGTGGACTCCAGAGGAGTCCAAGCAGTTCGACCTCATGCTCAGGGTGGCTGCGACCATCGACTTGCAGCGGCTCGGGCCACACGGCGAGTTCGGGAAAGGAGCGCGATGAGCGGCTTCGGAATGGACGGCTCCCACGGCTTCGCCTCGAACCTGTGGGAGATGCTGAACGACGGCGGCGTCTGGGGAGTCCCACGCTGCGGCCTCATCTTCCGCAAGGACGAGGCGGCCAAGCAGTTCACGCTCATCGAGCGGATGCCGTGGGATCCCGAGATGCCGTGCTCCGAGGAGGAACTCCTCGACGCTCAGAACTACGACATCGAGGGCATCGCCGCGATGTTCGCGAGCATCGGCATCATCGTGCAGGAGATCGAGCTGTGATCCCCTGCAAACGGCCTGTCGCCGGAGACAGGGGTGGACTGGCAGTCGTCGCACCGATCACTCAACTGAGTGATCGCATCTACCAGTAGAAGGGACTATGCTCTGACCTGTCATCGACAGGAGGGAGCAGGATGTCCAGCCTGGACAGCAGCATCAGGAAGGGGAGGTTGCTCGTCGGCGCGATTCAGCGCCGGGACGTGAAGACCTCCGAGCGTCTGTGGGAACTGGCGGATCTCACCGCCAAGATCACACCGACCAAGGGCCAGTTCGGCACGTCGTCTATTCAGGGTTCCCCGGAATACATGACGCTGGAAGCCTGGACAAAGGAGATCGAATGGGTGGAGCGAGGGAACAGCCTGAGCACTCTCGCAGAGATGGTCGCCGAAGCCCGTGAGTGGCCCAAGGGGAAGCGCCTTGCCACACACACGTTCTGGCAGCACCACGAGGCCCGCAAGATGCACAAGGGCGACGTGACCGCTGCCCGCGCATGGCTCAAGTCCCGTACGGGGAACATCACCGAGCAGGCCCGCGAGAGCATCTGGGACAAGGGCGGCGTTTCGGATGCCGTCCTCCAGCTCATCAAGGCTCGCCGTCGCATCCTCTCGATCCCGGCGAAGCTCGCCAGGGAGAACGTCGATGGGACGGAGGCCAACTTCGGCCGCCTGCGGTACGAGGTCAAGAAGCTCTACGACGCCCTCGCGTACCTCGACAGGTTCCTGGCCGACGAGATGAAGTTCGACTACGACGAGCTGGACGCAGCTCTGGCTCGAATCCTCTCCGAGGAGGAGGTCGCGTAATGGACTGGAACGAACACTACGCAACGATGGCCGACTCTCTAGAGGAGAGGGCACCTTCCCAGGCCGCCCTACTCCGCTACTTCCTCGCACAGGACGAGATGGTGGAGGCCATGACCATCACGACCGACCTCGGCATGAGCGACGCGAACTTCCGCTCGCTCATGGACAAGCTGCGAGATCACGGCGTCGAGCTGGTCTGCAAGCGGATACACGCTGAGGGCTACGTCAACGAGGATGTCCGCTTCGTCTACGGCATCCGCTCGCTCGATGTCGAGGAGTACGAGATCCACCAGAAGAAGCGGGTGATGACCTCCTGGAACCGGATGACCAAGATGTTCTTCAGGAACATCGAGTCTCTCGGCCTCTCCGAGTTCGAGATGGGGGAAGTCCACGGCGCGATGAAGACGGCGAGACTCATCATCGAGAGCGTGGACTTCCGGGAGATCAGCCGGAAAGTCGAAGAGCGTGATCGCCGCGAGGCGCTCGCGCAGGCCGAGGCCACGGCTGCCGAAATCCGGGCACAGCTCGGAGAAGACGAAGCCGTCGCCTGAGCTTCTCTGAAGAGGATGGGGGCCGAGCACTTGACTCGGCCCCTCCCACGTACTAGTTTCGCCACTCCACCATGTCGAAACTGGACAAAGCCTAACGGACGCCTCTCTTCGTGACAACGCCCGGGAGAGCGCGACCCTGATGTCCGGGGGCACGGCGACTGAAACAGGAGGAAAGGCCGTGACCGTCGAGGCAGGCGGTTGGGGGACTACGGAGACTCGCGACCCGGACGCTATCCACAGCGTCGCTTGAAAAAGCGGCGGCGAGCGCCAAGTGGGTCAGAAGCATCAACCCCTTGAAGCTTGAACATCAAGCTTGAACATCAAGCTTGAACATCGAACCCATCAAGCGTCTACTGAACCTCGTCTGAGAGGAGGCCGGTTCTATGGCGCGGCAGCACATCGAAGTGATCGACGGCAAGGAGTTCGTGGTCACGAAGCTACCGCAGGATCCGAGACTTACGCCCTCGGCGACCAAGAAACGGCAGCTCTTCTCGGCGTTCTCACATCACGAGAAGGCTGAGGCGATCCGAGCCAAGAAGCGTGCTGCCAAGCTCAAGCGGAAGAGGAGGAGGAAACGATGACCCTGACGTTCTTCGCCGAGTGGCTCTTCGCACTCGGCACACTGATCGCCTTCGCCTACCTGTGCTGGAAGGTGATCGACTGGATCAAGAGCGTGAACCATGAGTGAGCGCGACTACGCCTTCGAGGCACTCGCCGAAGTCACATCGACGGACTGGACGACAGGGCGCGGTGAACTGAACGCAGCCCTGAAGTCGATCCAGGCGCAGACCACCGAGATCGAAGACAACTACCTGCTCTCGTGCGAGATCCATGATCGCGCCAAGCTCTACCGGCAGGTGATGGGCGAAGGCATCCTGCTCACTCCCTCGGCGCTCGCGAAACACTGGCAGCGCGTGGTCGAGCAGGCACCCAAGCCTGCGTACCCGCACGTTGCCCTCCGAGGGGAAGGGACTGCCCTCAGTCCCGGCGCGTGCGAGACGTGCAACGGGCACAAGATGATCTGGGTCACGGACGAGTCCGTGGCACCATGCCCCGATTGCAACTCGCAGGCAAACACCGACTTCTGGCGAGCCGACGGCTCGCGCTTCGTCGCGCTGAGGATCCAACCGTGACCTGCTCGATCTGCGGGAAGGTCATCAACGCCCAGATCCGTGACATCGCCACGCAGGTCGTGGGCTGGAACATCCCGCGCTCGGAAGGCGGCCAGAACGTCCTCTGGGAGCGCAAGGAGACAGGCGCGCTCGCGCACGTCATGTGCGTGAAGTTCGGGAGGGCCGCATCTCCCGAGCCGGGCGAGCAGGAAACGTTGTGGAGCGAATAGCGGCCGATGTCGCGCGTATACTGCGAGAGCTTCACGACCCGACGGAAGGAGACGAGATGACTGTCGCCCCCCAAGCTGAGGTCGAGATCGTCCACGGGACGATTGTCGGCATCACCCAGAAGGGCGCGGACAAGTGGCAGGTCGCTGTCCAGCAGCCCGGCTCGCAGTACGCGAAGAACCTGTGGTCGAAGGACGCGGGGCTGATCGGTCAGCTCTCGCTGATGATCGGGCAGGAAACGAGCTTCATGTGCGGGATCTCGAACTGGACGAACCAGTCCGGGCAGCCGGTGCGCTCGCTCTGGATCAACGGCGTCGGTGCCGGTGGGACGCCCGCGCCGCAGCCCATCGCCACGCCGCAGCCAATCCCCATGCCGACGCCGCAGCCGATCCTGCCAGCAACTCAGCAGCCAACGGTCGTGACCGTCTCTCCGGCGGTTACGCAAGCGGGCGTTACGCAGCAGCGCGTCCTCGAGTCTGAGCGCGAGACGAGGATCATGCGGCAGACGGCTTCCAAGGTCGCGGGCATCCTCATCTCGCACGTTCCCTCGGAGCAGCGCACGCTGGAGAACGTGCTCGACATCGCCGAGCGGCTCGTGGCCTACTACGAGCACGGCGTCGGGTGGCAGCAGGACTCCGGGCCGATGCCCGACGACAGCATCCCCTTCTGATGCCTGATCTCGACGCCTTCCTCGGAAGGGTCGATCAAGTCCGGGGGGAGGATGGTTCGGCCCGTCACAAGGACAACCTCCTCCTCTCGGATCACTTCCATCACCTGAGCGCGTCCTCCATCGGGATGCTCATGCGCTGCCCGCGTCAGTTCCAGCACCGCTACCTGCGCGGCGAGAAGGAGCGGCCCGGAGGGAACATGGTCATCGGCTCCTTCTTCCACGAGACGCTGGCCTGGAACTACGCGCAGAAGATCGACTCGCACCGCGACCAGCCGATCTCGGACGCGATCCAGTACCTCCACGATGTCGCCGTCCCCAAGGTGCTCGAAGAGGAGGGCGGCGAGGAGAACATCGTCTGGGACACGACCGTCGAGGACGCACGCTCGGACGCCGAGCGGATCACGAGCGCGTACTACCGGCAGGTCGTGCCGCGCATCCAGCCGCAGGCCACCGAGGGCCGCTTCGAGATCCAGATTCCCGGCGTTGAGGTTCCCGTCATCGGCTACATCGACGTTCAAGAGACGAACCGTGTCATCGACACGAAGACCGGCAAGCAGGCGTCACGCAAGGTCAAACCCTCCTGGCAGCTCCAGGGCCGCCTCTACTCGTTCGCCTCCGGGAAGCCGACCGAGTACCACTCCATCTCGCGCGCGAAGACGCCGACCATCGTGACCGCGCTCGAATCCTCGGAGATGGTCGTCGAGATCCCGACGAACTCGCAGATGGAGAACCTCACGCATCTCGTGCAGACATCCGCCGCGCTCATCCGCATCTTCCTGACCCAGTTCGGCCTCGACGAGGAGTGGCCGACCTGGGGTTCGATCCCGGACTTCTCGCGCAACATCCTGCCCTGCGACTTCTGCGGGTGGAGGCAAGGCTGCCCGGCCTGGACATGACGCTAGCGCCGTTCGTAGACCCCTCCATCCACGGCATCGACGGCAAGCCGGTGGCGCTCGCGAGGATGTGCGTCGCGCCGGGCTGCATCTCCGTTGCCCAGCAACGCCATCACCTGTGGCCTAAGAGCTACCTAAGAGGCCAGCCGCAGGAGTGGGTGAGCGTGCTCGGAGGCGTCCTGGCGAACTCGGTCGGCCTCTGCATCCGCCATCACGCGGAAGTGACCGGCACCCTGGGCGGCCATGTGTCGAAGATCGTCTTCGCCCCCAGGCTCCGCATCTTCGAGTGGTGGGAGCGGGTGGACGACCGCGAGTGGATCAGCCGAGGCCCGCTCAGAGGTCAGGCTCTAGTCGAGCCTGAGCCGGAAGCTCGCCGCGTCCGTCGCGAGGAAGGGCTGTGCCCTACCTGCGGCCATGTCATGCGTGAGAAGCTGAAGACAGAGAACGGGCTGCCGAAGCGAGCGGCGAAGACGTGGAGTCTGCTGGTGCCCAAGGACACGGAGGACGGTGCGGAGATCCTGGACGTGTACGTGGAGGATCTCGCCGTCCTGATGGGCCTCAACCCACAATCGCCGAGGCTCCTGCGCTACCACGTCCTCGTTCCCGTGCTGGAGTGGGTGAACCAGAAGAAGAGCGAGTTCATCGCGGACTGGGAAGAGGCGTAAGCTCCTAGAGGAGTGCCTCCCCCAAGGCGCTCTCCCCACAGAGGGCGGTTGTATCCACAGCCGCCCTCTCCCTTACGGGAGGATGCGACGCACGGCGACGGGCTTCCCGAGGTTCTGGAGCGGCTGGTACTGCACCACCGTCCCCGTGTGCGGCGCTGCGATGACCTGCCCGTTGCCCACGTACATGACGACGTGGCCGGGGTTGGAGGCCGTGCCATCCGACCCGGCGTAGAAGAGGAGATCCCCGGGCTGCATCGGCTGGCCGGTGACGTTCTGTCCCACCTTCACCTGTTGAAAAGTGGTGCGCGGGATGTTGATTCCGACCTGCTTGTACGCCCACTGGACGAGGCCGGAGCAGTCGAAGCTCTTGCCCGGTGACTCGGAGCCGAAGACGTACGGCTTGCCGATCTGTGTAGAAGCCGCGTGGATAAGTGGGTTCACCTGCGCCGAGGGCGGGTCTTGCAGATGGCCGCCCGGCGAGACGACGCCCTGCGACTGCACGAGTCCCGTCGGGAGCTGCTTGAGCGGCGACTGCACGTAGGACGCCTGCTGCATCTGCGGAAGCTGGGTCAGGTCGATGCGCCCACCGCCGAGCGCGAAGGCGTTGAGCATGTTCTGGTGGTAGAGCGACTGCGAGAACTGTGGCGGCCCCATGACCATCGGCAACTTGCCCGACTGCGGGAGCGGTACAGAAGGGGTGGCTCCCTGCTTGCCGTAGGCCGCCCAGGCCCGCGCAGCTTCTCCGCTGGGATCGGCCGGGCGCTCGAAGTTCCTGACGATGGAGCTGACCGCAGCCTGTCCCTGGAGGCCGCGTGCCGCGTTCATCTGGCTGAGCGCGTAGTCGATCCCCGGCTGGCTCCAGGCCCAGGCGTTCGATGCCTGCTGGTTGCCGACGAAGCGCGAGGGCATCGCGCCGCCCCAGTGGAGCTGGAAGGGGCCGAAGCTCGTGCCCTGATCGCCGATGGCTCCGCTCAGGCCCTCCTGCCCGGCCACGGCGAGCACGGCGTTGGGATCGAGGCCGAGTGCGCCAGCTCGCTGCTGGATGTAGCTGCGCCCGGCCGCAGGGGTGAGCGACTGGATCAGGCTCATCGCGCCCTGGCCGAGGCTAGTGGCCGCCATACCTGGCCTGCTGCTGGGCAGCGGTCGCGGCATCGACCCGGAACGGGCCACGGAAGGCGCGGATCAGGTTGTGCAGGAAGTCGTGCTGCGCGTAGATGTTCGAGGGCGTGTGCCCGACGTAGGGCACGTACGGACGCGCGAGCGTGGGCAGCGGGAGATCGCCTTGCAGGATCTTGACCGGCCCCGATGCCTTCCCGAACTTGGTCTGCCCCTGCCCGAGGTCGAGTCCGAGCTGCACCAGCGGCATCAGGTAGTCCGTCGGACGCTGCGTTCCGAACACCGGCTTCTGCCCGAGGCGCGAGATGGAGTCGAGGATCTGGAGGCCAGCCTGGATCGGAGCGACGGAGCCGACCGGCCAGTAGCCCATCGGCGTCTGCGTGTAGCCCTCCATCCAGCTCGGCAGTCCCGGCCTGGGGCCGTAGAGCGTGGGCGTCGCGCGGTCGGCTGCGAGTCCTGCCGCGCCCGTCAGCGCGCCCGTGATCGGGCGCTCGCCCGCGTACAGGAACGGCCACTTGGTCGATGCCTTCAGGAACGGGTAGAGGAAGACCGTCCGCGTCAGGTACGTCCTCTCGAACGGCGTCATCGAGTCGAAGTCGAGCATGAGCTGCTCCGTCTCGTCGCGGATCGAGTTGAGCGTGCGCTTGGCGTCGAGCTGGCGACGGACGACGCGCCGCTCATAGCGTGAGAGATGCGCGTACCGGCCCTGCTTGTACTCGGTATCGAGCAGGCCCCTGCCGACTCCCGGCCTCGTCTTCAGTCCTTCGCCCGTCCTCGTGATCCCCGCCGCGTCGTCGATGAGCCTCTGCATCTGCGCGTCGGTCGTGATCCCGCGCTTGCGTGCGACCTGCTTCCAGACGGCGACGCGGAAGGAGTCGTCAACGAAGCGTCCGGCACGCCTGCCGACGTTCCCCCAGCCGTGGGTAATCATCTCGGCGACGCGCCCAGCCGTGCCCGGAGGGCGGTCGCTGAGCATGTTGTAGACGCCTCTGATTCCTGGCTTGCGCTCGCCGAAGATCGTAGGACGGCCAGTCACCGCACCGGCAGTCGGGCCACGACCGGCCTCGGTGGCGATGCGATGCCAGAAGGGATCGCCTGCGTCCTCGCGGTACACCGACTTGATCGCCTGCTGGAACGACCAGGGAAGATCGCGCAGCGAGCGCGGATCGGAAAGCAACTGCATGGCGAGGTTGCCGACGATGTTCGCTACGTAGAAGCCGGGGTTCGCGTACAGGAGCATCGCGCGTGCCGAGTTGAGCGCGGCATCCCAGATCCTCTGCCCCGTGGTCAGGGGCGTCGTCGTCGCTCCCGGCGTCCTCCCGGTCGCGTGCTTGAAGAGCGAGTCCGTGGTCTGTCTGTCCACGAGGTAGAGCTGCTCGCGGCTCTTCCATGCCTGGGTCGCGAGCTGTTGCAGCTCGTCCTCGTTCCCGGCGAAGTGCGAGTTGAGGTTGTCCCTGATCGCGTTCTGCACCGAGATCGGGTTGTCCGAGGCTTCGAGCGAGTCGAAGAGCGGCTTGTCGATCCCGCGCCCGGTCTTCTTCATCACGTACTGCGTCTCGGGATCCCAGAGATCGACGCCGGGGCGGAAGGGCACGCCCAGCTCGGCGATGGCCTCACGGAGCTGGTTCGCGCGCGCGAGCATGACCATGCGGCTCATGTGCTCGACCAGATGCCGGGGGTCGGCGTCGATCATCCCCGAGCGCACGAGCGCGAGCCTGTTGCGCTTGAAGAGCGGCTCGCGCGGCTGCGTGAGATCGCCGATGGCACGAGCTGCTCTCGGGATGCCCTTCGTCCCGCGAGCGCCTGTGACGTTCGCGCGGTAGGCGCGGTCGGGGATGAAGATGTCCGGCTCGCGGCGCACGAATAGCTGGTCGAAGACCTGGCGGACTTCGGGCGTGACGGACGGGACGTTCGTCCCCTCGCGCCGCCAGATCGCCGTGATCCACTGGGCGATGGCCTTGAAGGCCGGTACCAGCTCGGGTGTGGGCGCGATCCCGTCGCGGGCGTAGCTCTCGAAGGCGCGTGCGTAGTTCTCGTGCATCATGTTCGTCCACGCCTCGATGGGCCTGCCCTCGGCGTAGTGAGCGGCGATGACGTTGAAGTCCTCTGCGGAGAGGTCGTGGAGCGAGATGTGCGCCAGCTCGTGAACGACGGTCGAGGCATCTGCGCCCTCGAACAGGTGCATGAGCGTGTTCCCGTTCGCGAGTAGCTCGGTCGCGCCCTTCGGGAGCGCGTTCCAGTCGGGCTGGCGCTGGTAGAGCGAGCGCGGTTCGAGCGCGTTCGCCTCCGCTTCGGGCGTCATCTCCCACGTCCAGCCCGGCATCTGCCCGGCAGCCTGCTCCTCCAGGTCGAGGCCGGAGCGGTAGTGGCCTGAGTAGGCGTCCCTGACGAGCTGGCCCTCCGCTCCCATCTCCGCGTTCAGGAGCCGGGGGATGTCCTCGTTGTACATCTGGTAGGAGCGGCCACCCATGAGCTGCGGGTTGTCCTCCATGAACTTGGTCACGTCCTCGGCGTCCCCGCCAGCGTGCTCTGCCCAGTTCCCTGCCTCGCGCGTCCAGGGGCCGCTGGCGTTGCGGACGAGCTGCGTCTCGCGTGGGATGAGCACGATCTCGTTCACGCCGTTCTCGGTGGCGTAGCGCGTCAGCCAGCGGATCGCCGAGTTCGCGTAGCTCGACCTCGCGCCCAGGCCGCGCCCGAGCGGCGGATACGGGTAGGCCGGAACCTTCCCCTTGTTCAGCTCGGTCATCGCGCCCAGGTGGTGCTTCAGCTCGCGCTCTGCTTCCTCCACGTCGGCGACGTGGGAAGCGAGCTGCTGCTGGCGTTCGGCTGGCGTCAGGTACTCGCCCGTCTGCATCTCCAGCCGGTTGATCTCGGCCTTCGCGCGCGAGAGCGCCTGGACTGCGCCCTGGCGCATCGCCGAGTAGGACTCGTGGAAGCCAGCGTGGTAGTCGAAGCGGTTGGCCTCCTCGTCTGTCAGCTCCGGCGAAGGCAGCTTGTTCGCGTTGCGGCGGAAGTCGCTGACCCAATCTGACTGGATCTCCTCGATCAGGAGCTTGTGGACGCCGCCTTCCTCGAAGTCGTGGAAGCGGAAGTGGACGGCCACGTTGTCACGCCCCCAGTGGCCGTAGCCTGTCCCCGAGTAGCTCTCGGGATGGGCTGGCATCTCCAGCACGACCTCGTGGTACTCACCCAGCGCAGGATCGCGCGAGACGTAGGTGCCCATCTGCTCCAGGTAGTCGTACTTCGTCCCCATGCCGACCTGTTCGGCCTCGGGCGTGTTCACGAGATGGACTTCGCGGATCCCGTAGGTGTTGGTCGGGTTCGCGAGGAACTCCTGGAACTCGGCCTTGGTGATGACCTGGTTGCGGTCGAACTGCCCGAAGAAGTTGTCCAGGTTCGCGTTGCGGTAGTTCTCCTCCGGGATCGCCTTCCGCACCACCGCCTGCATCTGTCCTGCCTGCGCGCGCTCGGGGAGCTGATCGACGCTTCGCTGGAGCGGCGAGTAGTAGAGATCGTTCGGGTTGGGCGTGGCACCGCTCTCGAAGACCGCCTGCTCGCCCGGCCCCCAGTCGCGGGTCGGGGTCGTCATCAACTGCTGGTACTGGGCGGCGACATCGCGGCCCACGAACTCCGCAGCTCCCTCACCTTGCGGTGCTCCGATGGCGTCGGCCCAGTAGGAGGCGGGGTCGGCCGGTCGCGCGGCCCATGCCCTCGTGTCGATCAGGTTGGTGAGATGGTTGGCCTGGTCGATCCCGAGCTTCTGGGCGAACTCCTGGTAGCGAGCCTGGCGCACGGGGGACGTGCGAAGCTCCGAGTCCCCGAGCGCCTGCGAGAGCCGCGAGCGCGAGCTGGCGAACATCGCCTCCAACTGCGGCCCCTTCTCCTTGAGCTGCTGCTCCATGATCCCGATGTGCTCGTGCAGGGCTTCCGCCTCCGGCGAGTCCACCGGCAACATCTGGAGCTTGTCGTAGGCGCGGCCGAGGTCGTTCTTGAGCGACGAGAAGCCTTCGTTGTCGCGGATCACCTGCTCCACGAGCTTGGTCGTGTCCTGCATCGCCCCGAGCGCCTTCTCGTACTTCGGCGACATCCCCGTCTCCGGGAACTTGGCCTCGTTCGCCTTGGCGACGGAGATCGCGTCGTTCAGGTTCTTGAGCACGAGCGGCCCGAAGCCCTGTCTGCGCGCCGCCTGGATGAAGTTGTGGAACTCGGGGTCGAGCGGCACGCCCTCCGCGTTCACTCCCGCCAGCTCTTCCGGCGTCTTCGCGTACTCGCCCGAGAGCCAGTCGTGCAGGCGTTGCAGCGCGGTCGAGGAGCTGTCCCCGAGCTTCGATCCCCAGAACAGGCGCGTGCGCTGCTCCGGCGAGAGGTCGTTGATCGCGGACGCATTGTCCGGCACCGCGAGCAGGCGGTCGTAGGCGCGTGAGAGCTGCGCGGCCTTCGCACGATTGACCCTCGTGGCTGCGCCGAAGAGGTTGGCGTCCGGGTTGTCCATCGAGTACTGGTCGAGCGCCTGCTGGAAGTAGCGGCGTAGCGGCGAGGCCGAGTACTCCTGGAGCGCGCGGTTTACCGTGCCCTCCGGCGTCGTGTACTCGATGGCGCGCGGGCGCACCGCGCCCTCGCTGACGAGGCCCGGACGGTTCGCCTCCTGCCACAGGTTCCTGACGTTCGCGAGCGGCGAGTCAGCCGTCAGCAGTCCTGCGTCGGCGAGACGGCCTGCGGCTCCAGCGGTGGCTGCCGCGCGCGCACCGAAGCCGAGCACGGCGGTCGCGTCGAGCAGGGTCGAGAGCGACTCGGGCGCGGCGTACTGTCGCCAGTTCGGCCCGTAGCGGTTCGCGTAGTCCTTGGCCGTCGAACTCAGCATCGCCGTGCCGAAGTCGCCCAACTGCTTGCCAACGTCGTTCATCGACTTGTGCTGGATCAGCGTCTCGTAGGCGATGTTCGCGGGCGAGAACTGGTAGCCGAGCTGGCCGATGCCACGGATCATCCCCATGCCCTGCTGCACGACAGAGCCGGGGTGGAAGAGCGCCTCCAGCGGTGAGGCCCCCACCGACTCCAGGACGCGGCCGACCGCCTGGACGTAGGGGATGCCCGACTTCTCCAGCGCCCACCCGAGAGGGCTGCCGAGGAAGCCAGGGTCAGCGCCGAAGATCTTGCCGCTGGAGGGCGCGGCTGCTCCCGGCCCGATTGCGCCGAGGGGAGCCGATGGGCCGCCGCGTACGTCGTACGTCGGCCCTGCGGAAGGCGGGGGCGCGGGACGCGCCGTTCCGCCGCCGCCACCACTCGAACCGCCCCGAGTGTCGTAGACCGGCATGGCCTACTGCTTGAGGGTCGCCCAGCCCGGGTTCTGCCCAGAGAGCGCGAGGTTGATCCAGCGCGTTGCCGACGCGGTGTCGCCCTGTTGGAGTGCGTTGTTGATCGTGTCCACGAACCACTTGTAGTGCGCGGGGCCGTAGTGGCTCGTGAGCGTGGACTGCTCGGTCGAGGAGAAGATCGGCCGCCCGCGATCCCCGCGTGCGTAGTACTGGTTCAAGATGCCCGGAATGGCCCCTGTAGGCACACCCGCGTTGGCGAGCTGTTGCATGTTCTGGCTATAGGACAGGCCGCCGGTTCCCCAGGTGCTTGAGTTCTGCGGGTCGAAGCTCCCGAGCTGCGTCGCGGGGACGCGCTTGCCCGTCTTGGGATCGACGCCGTAGCCGTAGTAGCCCGTCTCGGCCGAGGTCTGTGCCTTGGGCATGATCTTCGCCACCTGCGCCGCCGACAGGCCGCCTGCGGCCGACCCCGGCCTACCCATGCGGTAGGCGGCGATGGGGATGGGCTGGCCCTTCTTGTCCAGGATCGGCTGCCCCTTGCGGTCAACGATGTAGCCCCAGGCCCGGGACGCCGAGTAGTCAACGCGCCCCATGTTGATGCCCATGATCTTGGCCTGGAGCATCATCTGCCGCATCTCGGGCAGGTTCGAGAGCGGGACTGGCTTGCCGTCGGAACCGAGGATCGGCCTGCCCAGGACATCGACCGCGTGCCCGACCGTCATCGACCGCTCCGGGTCGATCTGCCCCATCTGCCCGACGGCGGCGATGTTCTGGAGCTTCGCTCCCTGGATCGCGACGGCTCCTGCCTGGAGCTGCTGCTGCTGGCCCATCAGGCTCGACGCGAGTGCGATCCCCTGCCGCTGCGCGTCCTGGAGCTGGAAGAGGTACTGCTGCGCGTTCATCGGCTGCTGCGCGAGGATCTGGTTCATCGACTGCGCGCGCTGCTGGTTGAGGCCGTACATGGACTGCATGTACGAGGACTGCGCCTCCTGCGTCGCGCGGAGGTTCTGCGCGCCGATCTCGCCTGCCGCACCCGCGCGCGCGTAGCCCGCTGCGTTCACCAAGCCCTGACCGGGGAGCGTGGCTCCGTAGTACTGCTCGACGCCTGCCTGCGCCGGGCCTGCGAGGCTCAGGCTTCCGGCTGGCCCTCCCACGGCGACTTGCCCGGCCCCGACGTTCCCGAGCGCGGCGTTCGCTTTCCCGACATCGGCCTGCCCTGCGCCGGACATCATGGCCGCGCCTGCTGCACCCATGTTCGCGAGCGCATCGGCTCCGGCCTGGTACTGGCCCCCGACCTGCCCGATCAGCCCGGCGTTCATGGCGGCTGCTGCCCTGCCTGCGGCCGAGAACGCCTGCATCTGCCGCATCGCCTGCTGCTGCTGCATGTTGTAGTCGGAGAGGACGAGCTGGCGCTGGTACATGGTCTGCTGCTGCGCCATCTGGTTGGCCCGCGCCTGGATCTGGGCAGGCGTCTCCAGCATCCCTCCGGCCATCGAGAGCAGCGAGGGATAGGTCGGGACTGGGGCTGCCTTCGGAGGAACCGGAGGCCGCGCGACAATCGCCACGTCAGATCCCTATTCCGGGAACCTGCGAGATCGCGCCGCGCACTCCGTAGCCGGGGCCGTAGATCGGAGCGGGGAGCGGCGGCAGCGTCGGGTTGGGGTTGATCGGGTTGCCGAACTGGTCGTAGCCCGGGCCGTACGGGCTGTATCCACCACCCGCGCCCATCGCCCAGTACGTCTGCGCCGCTCGCGCCGCTGCGTCCGCGCGCGCCTGTGCGAGCTGCATCGCGTACTGGTTGTTCATGTCCGCGAGCTGCGTGAGTCCCTGCGCGCCGCCCTGGAGGAACTGGCGCAGCGCGTCGTAGCGACCCGACTCACCCTGGGCGAGGATGTCCTCGGTTGACTTCGCGAGCTGCCCCGAGCCGAGCAGTCCTCTGGCCGCGAGCGACGCCTGCATCTGGTTCTGGTTGGCCGTCTCCATCTGCTGAACCCGCGCCATCTGCGAGTACTTGTTCGCAGCGGCCTGCTGGATCGTGTTCGCGTCGATGTACTTCCCGAAGGTTCCGAGCTGCTTCGGGTCGGTGACTCCGAGGTCGATGAGGTTCTGCCGGAGCTGGGTCTGGAAGTCGCCCTGCGCCCGCCCCATCTGCGAGTTCATCAGCGACTCCATCTCCTGCACGCCGTAGTCGCCGCCGATCAGGTTGGCCCAGTTCTGGCCGCCGACGTTGATCCCGTAGCCTGGTTGGGCTGGGCCTGGGCCGCCCGGCGCGCCGGGGCCGTAGACGGGATTGCCGCCGTAGTGAGGAGGAGCTGGCGGCAGCGGAGCTGCGCCCCAGGGAGTCGCGCCCGCCGGGTAGCCGCCGCCGGTCGGGAGTCGGTTCCAGCCCGTGTAGCCCGACATCGTGCCGAGGGGCGACTTCGGCAGCGTGGGCGGCGTCGGTGCGTAGCCGTATGCCTGGTTGCCGCCGTAGCCGCCGCCGACGGGCAGAGGGTTCGCCGTGTAGCCGGGGATCCTCGTCGGGATAGGCGGCCTTATCAGCGAGACAGCCACGCCAGCAGTCTAAGTCAGCCGCCGGTCGTGATAACGAACATCACCCCGGCGAAGCTCCCGTGATCGGCCGCGTAGCCGCCGCTCGTCGGCCCGGCCAGAACGTGCGTGTGCGTCGAAGACGTGTCGGTGTTCCCGGAGATGGAGTGGCTGTGCCCTCCCGCCGCGTTCGTCGAGCCTGCGTAGTTCGTGACCAGGTAGCGAGCCGAGCCGCCCGTGCCGAGCGCGGCCGTGACGCCGGAAGCCTCCGCGAAGAGGTCGGCCGGAGGCGTGTGCGAGTGATCGCCGACCGAGGACGTTGACCCGGAGATGGCGTGCGAGTGCGCGCCGCCGCCGCCCGAAGTCTGGTTGATGTTGTGGTAGTGGTCTGCGCCGCCGCGTGAGCCGTAGGCCACGCCGTCCGTGACCGCGAGCGAGATGTGCCCACCCACGCCGTAGAGCGCGCGGTCGCGGAGATCGGGGAGGTTGAAGGTCGTGGATCCGTCGCCCGCGCCCCAGGTCGCGCCGATGGCGTTGAAGAGCGCGGGGTAGTCGGTGCGGACGCGGGTCGTCCCGTCGCAGGGCAGCGTGTCCGCCGGGACGGCTGCCGTTGCTGCGATGGCGAGGATGATCCCTGCCGGGAGCGACGTGAGCGTCCCTCCCCGGATGCCCGTGACCTGCGAGGCCGTGATCGTGATGCCGGACTGCTCGATGTAGTTCTTGAGCCACGTCCTGAACTCGACCGGGAAGTAGGTCGGATCGGAGAGCAGCTTGGCGACGAGCTGCTGTTCCTCCGCAGTCAGGCGAACACCGCCGCCAGCCGGAATGCCCCCGGGTGGCGTAGGCGGCGGGGTCGTGCTCAGCGTTTACCTCGATCCTGCGGCCAGGCATCGACGGCAATGTCGTACAGGCGCGAGAGGTAGACCGGCGCGATCTGCGCGATGTCCACCTGCACGCCGTACCCACGCCGGTCGAGACGCAGGCGGTTGCGGACGTAGCGCGGGTAGGCAGGGACGTTGCCGATGGACTGCGGCGCGAGGTTCGGGTGCGGCGAGACGCGGGTGCCGATCTGGTACACGTCGGCCTTGTTCTGCGTCTGCGCCTGCGTGACGTGCGACATGTAGATGTGCCGCAGGCGCTTCACGCCCTCGGGGCCGAGCTTGATCCAGCCGGTGCGGATGTGAACCAGGACTGCCTGCCCGTTCCCGTCGTAGGCGTCCGGCGCGGTCGGCGTGCCCCCTACGTCGGGGTCGTACTCGTACGGCCCGAAGAACATCGGCGAGAGCTTGATGAGCTGCGCGTTCCCCAGGCCCGCCACCGACGTATCTGGCCCCCACCACACTTCCTCGACCCCGATCTCGGAGGAGATGTAGCAGGTGGCGTTGACGTTTCGGAAGCGATACCAGGAGCGGTCAACGAGGTCGCAGATGAGCGTCAGCGGCTTCTGCTCGTCCGGGGTTCCGGCCGACCACGTAGGCAGCAGCGTCACCAGCAGGAGGTCGCGGAAGACGGCTGCGTGTACCTGCGTCCCGGACGCCTTGTTCGAGTAGGCCGTACGCCAGAGGCTTGCGATGCCGCCCTGGTCGGTGAGCGAGCGGATGGTCGCGCCGTCGGTCAGGTAGACGCCGTGCGGGTTTGCGAAGCAGACGTTCTCCTGCCAGGCGACGATGCTGGCCGGATCCGAGCAGCCGATCTGCGAGGAGAGCATGTCGATGTAGAAGTCCGAGTCCACGCCGGTCGCTGGCGGGATCGAGCCTCGGATGCGCTCGATGGAGCCGTCGTGGAAGCAGAGGATCATCGCGGCCATCGGGAAGATGCCGGTGATCGCGCGCGTCGTCCCGACGAGCGACTTCACGTCCCACTGGGAGAGCGGCCCCACGTTCGGCGCGGTGCCCTGCGTCTCCAGCGGCGAGAAGAAGACGTAGGACTGGTCAACGGGGATCGCCACCCCGTCCACGATCCCGCCCGAGGTCTTCACGCCCGCCACCAGCAGGCGCTCCTTGTACGCGCCCAGAAGGCTCCCGTGCGGGGCCGACGTGTGGCAGTTCGTGACCGCGAGCGTGCCGCCTACGTCGGTGACGACCTTGGGCACCACCGCCCCCAGGGCGTCGGCGAAGTAGACGCGATCTCGCAGGAGGACGCCGTTCTGGAGCGAGCTGGCGAAGATCGCAGCGAGGTTGGTCGCGGCCCCGGTCGCGACGTTCACGTCGTACAGGTTCCCGCCCGCACCTACGAGCAGCCGCGTTCCGGCGCGGAAGGCGGCGTGCTTGCCGCCCCAGGCCGGGCCTGCGAAGGCCGGGGTCGAGAAGTACGACCACGCTGCCCTGCTCTCCAGCTTCGCGCCCCTGCGGTCAGGGATGTAGTCCGCGAGATCCCAGACGAAGCCCATAGGCATGTTCGAGATGTCGTGGTCGCGGGAGAAGCCGCGTACGAGCGGCAGGATGGAGACGGGTGCGGTCAATAGGCCCCGATGTACGACCCCGAGTCGGAGAGAACGCCCACGTCGTTCTCCAGGTTGCGCCTGCGGGCGGCCTGCGGGGTGACGCGCTTGGCGAGGATGCGCTTGATGCGCGCGATCTGCCCCTCGGTGCCGTCCTGCCCTTCGTACTGCTGACGCCATCGCTCGCCCTGCTGCGACCCCTCGTGCTGCACGTACTCGCCGCCCTTCCAGAGCGCGTACATGACGATGGCCGGGTGGAACTCGGGCGCAAGGCCACCGAGCGTCGCCGTCTGCGGATCGTCCGTGTCAGCGACCAGCGAGGTCGGGCGGAAGATCCCGTAGGCGTTGATCGCCTGCGCGGTCGTGGGGATCGGGCTGATCCAGAGCAGCGGCTCCTCGTAGGCGAAGCCCAGCTTGCCCTGGCCCTGCAAGGTGGTGATGTCCTCGCGCGAATACCGCTTGAGGAAGCCCGAAGCGGGCGGTGAATCCGGGCCTGGGGACGTGCCCAGGTTCGGGATCTGGACATCCACGAGCGCGAGGATCTGGTTCGACATGTCGTGGATGGGGGTGTTCGCCGTGAGCTGGAGGTTGATGACGCGCGTGTACGGGCGCGTGCGGACGAGGATGTCCACGATGCCTTCGTTCAGCCAGTTCTGGATGAGCGCGACCTCGTTGTTCCAGACGGCCTCCTCGGCTCCGAGGGTGTACTTCACGCGGTCTGTCATGTCCTTGAACTGCATCTACGCCTCCGCTTCTGCCTCTGCTGCTTTCTGCTCCTCATCCTGACGTGCAAGCTCATCGGCGTGCTCCTGCGCCGCCTCTCGCTCCTCGCCACGGAAGGTCGTGATCGCGTTCCCTGTCTCGGTGTCGATCACATCCACGACCGTTCTCTCTTCCAGCTCGTATCGAGCCACGTCTCCTCCTTCATGTGATCGCGATGGGCACGAGCGAGATGTACCGTCGAAAGACCGAGCAGTTTGCCCCCATGTGGCGGTACTTCGCCACCACGGCATCGCTCGCCAGTCCGTCGAACTCGTACTCCCCGGCAGAGGAGACAATCGGCGGGTTCATCCCCGACGCAACCTGATAGCCGACCGCGAGGCTGTCGTTCGAGGGAGCGACAGTCGCGCCGATGGCAAAGCTCATCAGCGCGCCGTAGTTGTTGCCGCCACCCCCGAAGCCGAGCTGGATGCGGTAGTGCCCTGCGCGTGGGAGCGTGAACGAGGGGCCGACGGTCGCGGTGTCGCCGTAGGTCGCTGACGTGATTGACTCGCTCGTCTCGACGCGGACGAGCTTGGGAGGGCCGCCGACGCAGATCCACTTGTTCGTTGCCTTCGCCGCGACGTACTTGAGATGCCACTGGTAGGTCGGGGCGGTGAGCGAGTCCGTGAAGATGATCTCCTGTCCGTCCGTGGGGGAGCCGGGGATGGCCGTGACGAGAGGAGGAGTGCCTCCTGCTGCCGCCGCCCACTTGATCCCTGCGGCCTGCGTCGAATCGGAGGTCAGGACTTGCCCGTCCGGCCCGACGCCCACGCGCGCCGGGGTCGAGGCCGCGCTCGCGGCGATCACGTCGCCCTTGGTCGTTACGAGCGAGCGCGCGATGTAGGTCGCGGAGAGATCGGGGAGATCGCCTGCCGCGATGGCCGCGAAGACGAGCGCGCCACCAGACCCCTTGAGCCACTGGCCGTTGACGACCGCAGGAACCGCAGGACGGCCGTCGAGGAGCACCAGCTCGGACTCGATGTTGTTCAGATTCGCGGCGTTGACCGGCGTCGTGCCATCTATCCAGGTCGTGCGCGCGTATGCGAACTGCTCGGGGGCCGGAGGCGCAGGGACGCTCATGGCGTCATTCTCCTCGGTCTACCGGACTACGGTCGGGGTGAGAAGCGGCGTCCCGTCCTGGGGCACATCCGGGGTGATGGTCACGCTCACCGACGCGCTCGGCGAGAGGGTGAGCGGCTGGGACACGTCCGGGGTGAGCGTCAACGACTGAGCGGCCGTGGGGACGAGGATGACGCTCGCGGGCGTCGTGGGAATAAGGATGACGACGCCCACGCCTGCCAGCGGCCACGCGGTCAGGATCAACTTCGGGCGACCGAAGCTGAGGATGGCCGAGGTCTGAAGCGTCAGAGGCCGCGCGGTCAGGATGAGCTTCGGCCGACCGAAGCTCAGCCCGATGAAGGGCAGGATGAGGAGCGGCCGGGCGCTGAGGATGAGCTTGGGCCGCCCGAGTGAGGGCGTCGTCGAGAGGCTCTTGGTGAGCTGCCTGGCGCTGAGGATGAGGACAGGCCGGTTGAGGCCGAGCGTGATGATCGGCCCGGAGATGACCGTGAACGTGAGCGTGCGCGCGCTGAGGATCTCGACCGGACGACCGAAGGCCGTGTACCACTGGCCGCAGACCGTGCCGTCGCCGCAGGTGAACTGCCCGCAGACGGGGGTGTGGACGACCCCCATGAGCGCCTAGACCGCTGGGCCTTGCGAGATCGCGAGCACGTTCGTCGCCCAGTGAAGCTGGAAGGTGCCGTTCGAGATGTCCTGGAGCGCCCCGAAGTCGAGGAAGCCCCACAAGTACTGATCGGTCGTGCCCTGCTCGTAGATCACGCCGTAGCGTGTCTGGAAGGTTGCGCCCGGCCCCCAGGAGAGGTCGGCTGCCAGCAGGTTCATCTCGTGCGCCACCCCGTCGTAGGACGTGGACTTGCCGGTCAGCGCCTTCCCTCCGACCGTGTACCCGCCTCCTGCCGCCACTTCCTGCGGGGACACGTCCGAGTAGCGCAGGTGGTTCGAGAGGTCGGGGACGTACGTGCTCTTGAGCAGCGCCACCGACATGTTCTGTGGCACCCAGTAGCGCGAGATGAGGATGCCCCCGGCCTGGGCGTACCACTGGCTGCTCGTCGCCATCTACTTGATCTTCTTCGGCACCGTCATCATCGGCCTCTTTCGGTGCTCCCGCTGTCGCAGGATGTCCAGCTCCTCTTCCACGTTGAAGCCTGCCAGGGGAGGCGGCTGTTGCCCTACGAAGTCGAGCTGCATCTGCCGCTGCTGCTCGGCGCGGATCGGGAAGCGGCAGAACTCGGCCTTGCAGAACTCGGGGAACGCCTCGTCCTGGCGCTCCAGGCAGGCCGCGCAGCGGTAGCCCGCCCACAGCTCGCCCATCGCCTCGGGCGTGAGCGTGATCCGCGACTCTCCCATCACGCGCCCGTCCGGGAGATGGCGCACGCGCGTCGAGGGCTGGATGTCCTGCACGACTCCCCAGTCGTCAGGGTCGGGTGGCGTCCAGATCTTGCTCATGCCGTGATGACGTGCCTGCGCTCGACCTCGATTGCCTGCTCCAGCGCCTCGATGATCTCGGCGCGCTTGAGTCCGAAGACCTGCTCGTAGTAGAGCGCGCTCTGGAGATCGTGCCCGTCCTCGATCAGCTTCACCACCAGCTCGACGGGCGTGCCCTCGAAGTCGTTGTAGCGCGGGTAGGGAGGGCCGATGGGTTCGGAGGCGACGAGGAGGATCTCGCTGGGGACGGAGTTCGCCCACTCGACCAACTGCTGCTCCACGAGCGCCTTCTCCTCGGACGACCAGTTCTGGGCCTGCGCGGCCTCGTCCGTGTCGAAGACGGAGAGGCGGTTGATCGGATCGGTGGGGACGGCTTCCCCCGAGTCCTGTGTGTTGCCGTGGAAGTTGAAGTGACGGAGCGCCTCGTTCATCTCGTTCTCGTAGATGAAGCTGCCGTCGCGGATCGTCTGGAAGTTCACGTACAGCCCCGGGGTCAGGACTTCGACACCGCCGTCACCGAGTGCTCGCTGCCGCTGCGGGCGGATCTGCACTCCGTAGCCGGGGTACTGGGAGATGAAGCGCATGTCGCTCCTTTGGTCGAGGGGCGGGAATGCATGGGTTCCCGCCCCCCAACTCTACGACTAGGCGATGCCGGTGATGACTCCGTGCGTGCGCTCCTGCGCGATCTCCCAGCCCTGCTCGGTGAGGTACTCAGCCGCCATCCTGTCCTCACCGTTCGGCTGTCGATCCGTCAGGAGCTTCGTGTCGGAGTCACGCAGCGGCCTGCGCTCGACGTTCGACATGTCGATGCAGAAGAGGAGGCCGTTGTACCCGTTCGCCCCCGACGGGTAGTTCGCCCACTCCTTCTTCACCACGACAGGGAGCTGATAGCCGAAGACGCCCGAGATCACGCCGTCCACCTGCACGCCGTGAATGTTGGTCGGCTCCGGCTTCCAGAATGCGCCCTGCCCGGAACGGTGGAACCTGCTGATGTAGTAGGCCCCGATGGTTCCGGTGAAGATCACCATGTCGGACGTTCCCTTCGAGAGCACGGTCGCCAGGAACAGGTCGAGGAAGTCCGAGGTCAGCTCGCCACCAGCGTTCTGGCGGTTGGTGACGATGAACTCGTTGAGTCCCCCGGAGAAGCCCTGCGGATCCTGACCGGCGGTCAAGAACTGCCGCGTCCCGAAGAAGCCGTTGTGCTCGATCTCCCGCTTGTGCTCGACGGCCTTGCGAGCGGCTTCCTTTGCAGGCTCCTGTCCACCGTACAGCTCGATGTTGGTCGCCGTGCGCGAGAAGCTCCACGAGGAGCGGAAGATCTGCGTGTAGTTGTAGCCGAGCACTCTCTGCGAGTACTTCGGCTGGGGCAGCGGTGCGCCCTGCGGATGCGCGGAGCCGGTGAACACGAGCTTGTCGCCTGCGTTCCCGGCCGCGTTGGTTCCGAACGGCGTCACGGTGATGACACCCGTGCCCGTGTTGACGGCGGTCACGAGGAACGCCTGGCCCGTCCGCATGTTGCGAACGGTGTCGTTCGGCTTGAGCGCGAAGGCGTCGGTCGCACCCGTGAGGGTGATCGTCGTCGCGCCTGCTGTGTACGCCGCCGCCGTATACACGTCGGAGACGTACGACTCCTCCAGCCAGTTGAACTTCTCGCGAGTCGCCTGGCGGGAGGGCATCCGCTGGGTCATGGTCGTGAACTGCGTCTGGTCTGGATCGAGCAGACGCATCTTGGGATCCATGTCGATGATCTTCTCGTCAGCGACGATCTCCTGCGTATCGACAAAGTTCCCGGCAGCGATCTCGGCCATGCCTACTCCTTGGAATCGGTGAGTGATCTACCGGCCCTTGGAGGAGTGCCGCTCAAAGCGGTTCCCGCGTGGCCCTACTGCTTCGTCCTACGGGTGCTGCGCGCGTGCCCGAAGTGAAGTTGTCCTGAGCCTAGCTCACGACTCCTCGTCTTTCCACTGTCCGCGCTGCCGCCACTCGGCCTCCATCGCGTCCATGAAGGCCGACTGCTGAATCGGGGGCGGCGAGTGCGGTGAGCCGGTGACGACACCCGCCGCTTCCTTTCGCAGCTCGGCCTCGCGCTTGATACGCGCATCGCGCTCGTCGTCTTGCACCTTGCGGCGCGTGACCGTCCCCGTTCGCATGAGGTCGTAGACCGCCTGCACCCCGAGATCGCGCTGGCTCGCGTCCCCGTACAGGATCGCCTGCACGAACGGATGCTGTTCCCCCAGCTCACCGATCTTCTGCGCCATCTTCGCCCCCGCCTCGTCGAGGTTGATGTTGAGGCGAGCGAAGGATTCCCCGAGTGCCTGGTCGAGCGGCTGCGGAGCCTGCCCGTTCTGCTGCTGGGCGGCTGCGCCCGCGAGATCCATCTGCACCTGCGTCCCGATCTGCGACGCGAGTAGCGCGTTCTCCTCGGCGATGCGCCGGAGCACACCGTTGAAGAGCGTGATGTTGCCGCTGAAGGCCGCAGCGCGCGCGTACTCCAGCGGATTCATCAACGACTGCTCGATCCACGCCTCCTCCTGCGTAGAGAGCGGCATCGCGGCGCGCTGCTGCGTCTGCGCCTGCTGCTCGATGGACTGCGCGTACTGATACCACTGGTTCGCGAGCTGCTCGGCCTCCTGCTTCTCGCGTGCGAGTCGCCCGATGTGCTGTTCCTTCTCACGCGCGGACTTGGCCCAGGCTGCCGGGTCGTCTCCGAGCGTCTTCTTCGCCCAGACGACGTTCGCATCCTCGCCCTCTTCCTCTTCTTCCTCTTCCGCCTTCGGCTCTTCCTCGGAAACCGGCTCCGGGGCTTCGAGTGGAGGCTCTTCTTCTGGCTCCGGCTCTCCTCCCGGCTCGTCCGGGACGACAATCGGGGCCTCTTCCTCCTCTTCTCCCGGGGGAGCGGGCGGCAGCGTCGGATCCGCTGGCTCCGCGAGGGCCTCTCCGACCGAGCGAGGCCGCCCCGAGAAGACCTCCTCGCTCAAGAACTGGGCAAACTCCTTCTCGCTCATGGCTTCGCTCACTCTTCGACCTCCATCTCGATCCCCTGCTCCTTCAAGAACCGCTCCAGGGTGGCCTGCGCGCTTCGCGGAACGCCGACGAACCAGTTGAGCGCCGCGATAGTGCCTCTGATCGTGTCGAGCTTACGCTGATCTGCTCCCTCCGGGGCCAGCGCGAGCGCACTCGCGACCTTCCGCAGGCGCTCCACCTTGCGTTCGACCTCCTCTTCCAGCTCTTTCCAGCCCGTCGTCGAGAGCAGAGAGGAGAGACGGTCGGCCCTGCGGTTCAGCTCACGCTGCGTCTCCTCGGAGACGCTCACTTCCCGAGCTGCTGAACAGCCTGGAGCTGCTGCTGGGCGAACTGCTCGGGGGTGTAGGCGAGGCCGTTAGCCCCCGGCCCGGCCATTCCCATCCCGAGCGGAAGGCTCGTCTGCCCGGTAGAGCCTACGGGCGGCGTCCCCGGGTTCATCTGCCCCTGGATCGTCTCCGGGCTAGGGGGGGTGCCCGGGCCTTGCGGCATCCCGGGCGGTGCGGGCTGCCCCGGCTGGGGGGGCGGGGGCGTGTTGAAGTAGCTCTGCGTGTCCTGGATCCCGTTCGCATCCAGCACCCTTTCCACGAACGGCTGCATGTTCACCGGCACCCCGAGCGGCACGAGCTGCGCCGCCATGTTCACGAGCGCCATCGCCTCCGACATCTTCTCCTGCTTGACGGCCGACTCGTCCATGACGTTGATCTGCACGTCGAACTCGCCCTGGAGCTGGAGGGGGTGGATGACGAGAAGCTGCGTCGAGCCTCCCTCGCCCGCCTGCGGGATGACCCGCTCCTGGCGAAGCATCTGCCCCAGCATCCCGAGGAAGAGTTCCCCGACCTTCGCGAACGCCCACATGTAGTGCTGCTTGCGCGCCTGGATGATGCGCTGCGCGATGGAGGTCACGATGCTCATGCCGGTCGCGGTGTTCTGCGCGTTCGAGAGGCCCGACTCGGTGCCGCCCGCGAAGGCGAGTCCGCCCATGATGTTCTGGAGGTCGCCCTTCATCAGCGACTCCGCTTCCAGCGTGATCTGCGCTGCGGTGGAGTCGATCTTGAGCTGATCGACCTGCCCCGGGTCTTCCACGATCCACTGAGCGCCGGGGTAGAACTCGAACGAGTCGGGGTCGTCCACGTCCGAGCGGATCAGGGTGATGACGTTGGTCAGGAGCCTGAGCGCGTCCAGGCGTTGATTCTGGAGCGTCCACAGATACTCCTGGATCTGCGCCAGGGACTCGACCACGCTGATCCCTGGAACCTGGAAGGCGTCCGGCATCGCCGAGCAGACGACGAAGGGCTTGCGCTTGATGCGGAGAGGGTTCTTGCGCGAGGCGAGAACGGTGTTGCGACCGCCGACCGTGACCACGCGGTCGTCCGTCCAGTATTCGAGAACCTCGATCAGGTTCTTGTTCCGCTGCTGCGCCCAGAGCATCTGCTCGCGCTCGGTCAGGTCTTGCTGGGCCTGCGCGTTGCGCGCTTCCTTCAGGTTGTCCACGTTGGCGAAGAGTCCGGCCTTCTCCTTGTCCTTCAGCGAGTCGAACGTCTCCCAGCTCCGGTCGATCACCCAGGCCGCGTCGTCGAGTCCCTTCGCGCCCTCGGGCCAGAAGAAGTCACGCACGTCGCGCACGATCATCGAGGGGCCGTCTTTCAGGACGACGTTCTGGGTCTTCTCTTCCGCCGTCGTGTAGCGGTCAACGATGGAACCCCAGTCGTCGGAAACCTCGACCTCCATCGGCACCAGGATCGTCTGATCCGAACGCTCGTAGGCCCACACGACCTTGGCGACGGTCAGACCGGCGATCAAGTCCTGCTGCATGAAGGGGCGCTGCTTGAGCTGGAAGTCGTCGTCGTCCATCGACCACTGGAGCACGGCCGAGGCGATCTTGGTGGACTGCTGGCGGCCGAGGATGTCCTGGAGCTGGTCGCCCGGGCGTGGCTTGGGCTGAACCTCCCACTTCGGGTGCGCGTCGATCAGTGTCGCCAGCATCCCTTCGAGCACCTGGAGGATGTAGGGCGTGGTCAGCGTCGAGCGCCAGGTCTGCGTGTCCGAGTTGCGGCGCTCGGCGATCCCCCGGTACGCCTTGTACCGGCGCTCGATCTTCTTCGTCCAGTTGATGTGGAACGGCTCGACCGAGTTGAGCTGAGCCACCACCATCGACAGCTCGTCCTGGAAGTGGATGTCCGGGCTGCCGTACGGATCCGTCGTCAGCGCAGGGGCGGCTGATCCTTCCTGCTTAGCCACCGAGCTGTGCCAGTTGCGATTGCTTCTTCTGCGCGCCGCCGAGGATCGACTGAAGAGCGCCCATGCCCTTGACGATCCCCTGCCCGGTCTGCTCGTCCGGCTCGATGGCGAGCGCCATCATCAAGTGCTGCATCGCAGCCTGGATGTGATCGGTCGGCGACATCTGCGAGACGGGGATGTCGTCGGGGCCGCCCTGAAGTCCGGGATCCGGCCCGGGGCCGAGGCCGGGGCCGCCACCAGGGCCACCCCCACCACCGCCACCGAGCGCGGCCATGAGCGCACCCATTCCACCCGGGCCTGCGGGCACCGGCCCCTGGTTGAGCGCGTCCATCGGCCCCGGTGCCCCGCCGCCTCCGGGCGCTGGCGCGAGGCCGGGAGCGGCGCTCGGGTCGGGGGGCATCATCATCGACATCGCGACCTCCTAGCTCCAGGCGTAATCAGCGACATACTCCTTCTTCTCTCTCCTCCGGGACAATCGCACATCGCGCGGATGTTCTCCGTACCTGCGGTACATCTCTAGCGCGCCCGCGAGCGCCATCACGCGGTCGTCGTTCGTCCCCTCGGCCGCTCGCGGCGAGGGCGTCGTGTCCCGGCGCACGAAGGTCTTGCACTCCAGGATCGTGCTCATCGGGATGTGCGGCAGCGACTCCTCGCGAATCGCCATCTCCAGCGCCGAGATGATGAGCGGCCTGGTCTTGGTCGTGATCGGGAAGCCGTAGGTGATGTTCTGCCGGTAGTCCGGCCTGTCGTCCTGGACGTGCCGGTAGAGCTTCGGGTAGGGGCGGCGACCACGCTTGCCGTCCCGGAGCAGGATCACGACCGGCTCGCCGAAGCCGCCACCCATCTCGATGGCGATGCGCGCGGTCGCATACCAGCGCCCGAGGAAGTGGAGCTGCTCGGCGGTGAGGTCAGGGTCGATCTTCCCGTGCAGCTCGGCCGCGAGATTCATGTTCGAGAGGTCGATGACGAAGGCGCAGGTGAAGTCCTTGCCGCGCCCGGTCGCGATGTCGGCGTAGATCGCGTACTCGCGCGACTTGTTCGGGAGGTCGTACACCCAGATCCAGCCTTCCTTGCTCTTGTCCAGCGTCGCCTTCGCCCCTGACTCCTCCGGCAGGAAGCGCGCCCGGAAGAGCACGTCGCGCACCTTCTTCGCGTAGCTGTCGAGGGCGTCGGTGGAGAACCAGCAGCCCGATGTGCCGAGAAACGCCTCGGCCGCATTCAGCGGGTACTGCTCGGACATGTCGGCGGGTGAGAGCGTCCGCCGCATCCGCTTGAACCAGTCCTCGTCTCGGCCCGGATGCTTGTCGGCCCCGATGAAGACCGAGGAGATGTTGCGGTCGGCCGCTTCCGTCCACAGCTCGTAGAAGAGGTTGCCGTAGCCGTTCGCGGTCGAGACGATGATGAGCTGTCCGCCGTCGGCCATCGTCGGGATGAACGCCTTGTACGAGTCGGAAGCCCACTGGTGGCGTGCGAACTCGTCCAGGAAGACGACCGATGCCGTCTCGCCGTGCCCAGCTCGCGGCGTCGAGGGCATGGCGATGAGCGAGGAGATGCGTCCGTCCGGGAACTCCCACTCGATCTTCGATGACGGCCTGCCGCGCTCGGGCTTGACGATCTTGGCCTCGAAGCGCAGGTGCTCGGGCGAGTTCTCCCACAGATCCCAGGCTCGACCGACGAGCTTCACCGATTCCGTCTCGTTGGTGGAGACGCAGAGCGCGCGCGTGCCCGGCTGGGTCAGGCATTTCCACTCGCAGTAGCCGATCCCGAGCCAGCTCACCCCGAGCTGGCGCGCCTTCAGCCTGAGCACCATCTGGTTGCCGAGGTACGAGTTCAGCTCGTCGCGCTGCCACTCCCAGCCCTGGTCGAAGTGGAAGTAGAACTCCTCGCCGGTCTTCGGATCGACGGCCTTCGTGTGCCGCAGCCATTCGCCCGGATGCCCGGAGGCTGCTTCTACCTCTGATTCGAGCTTTGCGAGCCGCTCCCCGAGCAAACGCTCGATTGAGGGATCGGCAACGACGGACATCTCTTGTAGGGTATGCCGTTCACATCCCATACGCAGCAGCGGGGTTGCCTCTGGCACCCGTGATGAGCGTCAAGATGCCTTCGGTTCCCCCGCTGCAAGTCCGCACAGGAGGGCTGATCCGTGCGCGTACTCGTCGGCATGATAGTTGCGCTTTCGCTGTTCGCAACTTCGGCAACCGCAGGCTCGCAAGACTCTTCGTCCTACAACGCGAGCGTCATTCGCAAGGTCTTTGGCCCCTATGGAGCGCAGGCGGTCAGAGTCGCCTACTGCGAATCGCGGCTCTCGATCTGGTCACGGAACGGCCAGTACTGGGGGCTGTTCCAGATGGGGTCATACGCTCGCTCCCGTTACGGCCACGCCTGGAATGCATGGGCCGAATCGCGAGCGGCCTATCACTACTTCCGCGACTCGGGTCGCACCTGGGGGCCGTGGAGCTGTCGCCCTTAGCTGTAGGTGAACGCGCCCGTCTTGGTGCCGTTGCCGTTCGGCGAGAGCACCACGACATCCACAGCTCCGGCGGCATGAGCCGGAGCCGTCACGGTGATCGAGCTGTCCGAGTTGACGACGAACGCCGTCCCGGCCACACCGCCGAACGTCACCCCGGTCGCCCCGGTGAGATACGAACCCGTGATCGTGACGACCGTTCCTCCGGCGATTCCGCCTCCGCTGGGAGCGACCGTCGTGACCAGCGCAGCAGCAGGCTGAAAGGTCAGCGGCGCGACCAGATCCTTGAGGCCGTGCTTCGCCGCCCAGTGTGCGAGGCATAGGTTCTCGGCCGCAACGGAGTTCCCGCCCACCGTTGCGAGAGCGGGAACTCCACAGGGGTTGTTCTGGATCGGCGGGTACCAGGGGAGATGCGTGTCCGCGAAGCCCCTGGGAGTCGCCGAGCAGACGGGCATCTACGCCTTCTCGGCCTCCGCGATCCTGGAGGCGCGCGTCGCCTTCTTGGCTTCCTTCTCCTCCTCTGCGGCTGCCTTCTCTGCCTCTGCGGCCTCTTCCTCGGCCTCGGCCTCGGCCGCTGCCGCTGCCTCCTCGTCGGCCTCGACCGTGATCTGCACCACGGGGCTGACCAGCACCGGCTCCGGTGCCTGGAGGACGACGTTCCCCTCCGAGTCCTCGACCTCGTTCCCCTCCGAGTCGAGCACCGGCTCCGGCTCGGGCTGCTCGGGATCGTCCACGACATCGAGCGAGCCATCGGCCGCGAGCGCGTGCAGGAAGACCTGGTAGTCCTCCTGCGAACCCCGGAGCTGCGCGCTCGCCAGCTCCGACTTGGTGATCTCTGCCACGTCTCCTCCTCTACGCCGGTTGCTTACGTCGTCGTCCGTCCTTGGGAGCGGGCGGCTTCGTCTCCGTCGGAGCCACGAAGTCCTCCGCTCTGACCAGTCGCTCCTGGTAGCCGAAGGCAGCGACATGGTGCATCGAGCACCGCTTCTTTCCATCCGGCCCGACCCAGCGTCCCTCGGACGAGCAAGGCCCGATGAGTGCGGACGAGGCTTCGCAGAGCGCCATCTCTCCTCCTCAGACCGTGTAGACGGCCCCACCCATGACGGTTGCGGGAATCGCTGTCGTGACGACAGCAGTCTTCTGGCCTGCCGCGAGATAGGTGCAGGGCGTGAGGACGCCGGTCGTGTTCACGACCGAAGCGGGTGTCGAGTCGTTGGCGATGGAGGCAGGGTTGTACGTGATCGAGCTACAGCTCCCACCGAGCGCACCGCCGATGCTCGCAGCCTGCGCTCCCGGGACGACCTCGATGATCGCGATGCCGAGATCGGCGAGCCTCCCGGCCCAGCGTCGCTGAGCGCGACCGACCGATCCTCCGGCATACGCCTTGGGCACCGCGCACGCTCCCGGCCCGTTCCCGTTGCGGGAGAGCTTCTGGAGGAAGCGCGTCTGCTTGTCGAGCGGAAGACGAGTGATGAGCGAAGCTGCCATGAGCTACATCGTTCCCTCTCGGTCGGACATCACGGGTTGTACTCCCCGATGAACGCGATCACCGTATTCGTGTTGTCAAACACCCCCACGAGCAGGGATCGCGAGAAGCCGCCCATGCCGAGAGAGTGGGAGATGTAGTACGCGCTCGCGACCTGGACGGCGGAGATGTTGTCGTACGAGCCTCCGATCCACGGCCCCTTGGTCACGGAATCGACCATGTGGTAGCAGTTGAACTGCTGGACTGGCGGGGCGAGCGGAGTCGGCACTCACTTCTTCTTCCGCCTGGACTGCCCGGTCTGCGAGAGCGCGATGGCGACGGCCTGTTTCTGCGAGCGCACGACCGGCCCCTTCTTCGAGCCGGAGTGCAGCGTGCCCGTCTTCCACTCGTGCATCACCTGCTTGACCTTGGCCTTCTTTCCGGCCTTGGTCTTGGGAACCTTGCGCGCCACCTGCTACTTGCCCTTCGCGGCCTTGGCCTTCTTGGGGGGTGCCTTGCGCGCGCCCGCCTTGCGCCTGCGAACAGGCGGCCGGGCCTTGCGCGGAGCGGCCTTGGCCGGGGGTGCGGCCTTGCCCGCGCTAGGGGCCGCTGCTGCGGCGGCGGGAGCTGGCTGCTTGACTGCCCCGCCCGAGCCTCCGGGCACGCCCTTCGCACGCCAGTAGGCGGCAAGGCCAGGGGGCATGTTCTTCGTGGACTTGGGCTGGGGCGGCTTGCGTGCCATCGCTACTTCCCCTTTCCCTTTCCGTGGACGAGCTGCATGTGCCGGGCAAGGGTCGTGCTCGACTTGAGCGACTTCCCGCAGGTGGGGCACTTGACCGCCATCGTTACCTGCCTCCTCCCGTCTGCTTCGGCATCTTCGGAACCTTGGGCACGCGCAGCTTGAGCGCGGGCGCGCGCGGGATCTTCTCCTTGGGCAGGCTCAGGCTGGACACGCGCATCCTCGGCGCGGCGGTTCTCGCGACCGCGAGCTTCGGTGCCTTCACCTTGGGCATGGCCGCCGCCTTGGGCATGGCCGGTGGCTTCTTGAGCTTGACCCGAGTCCGCACCTTGCGCCCGGCCGCACTCCCGATCTTCTTCGGCCCGGCCATTACCAGTGGTGAACCAGGTCGATGAGCAGGATGACGGCGATGGCCCAGAGCGCAAGCTCGGTGAGGGTGACGTTCCTCATCACTTGCCTCCCTTGTTCATCTTCTTGAGCGTGATCGCGAGCCGCGCACGCTGTCCCGTCTTGCCGCCCTGCTTGGCTGCGGCGGCGAGCTTCTTGGCCGGGATCGGCTTCCCCGGCTTGGCCCCGAGGGTCGAGCGCAGAGCGCCCGGCTTCTTGATCGCGCCCGCGATCCAGTTCTTCGACTTGGGCTTGGCCTTCGCCTTCCTCGCGGCCATCACTCCTCCTTCTTCTCGCCGGGCCACGGCTCCATGATTCTCGTCTCCGGCTCGGACAGTCTGCTCTTCTCCTCGCGGCGCTGCCCCGGGAAGTCGCCGCTGTCCCTGCGGAGATGCACGACCGAGAAGCCGACGTAGCTGCCAAGCACTCCGAGCACGCCGCTGACCGCTCCCACAAGCACCTGCGCCGTGTTCTCTCCGAGCGTGGGCGTGGGATTGTGGTGCTGCACGATGTTGAGGATGACGGCCAACATCACCAGGGACATCATCGCCATCAAGCCGCTGGCGAGGATGATCGCCACGTAGTCCACTCCGCGCAGCTTCATGCTGCGAATGGTGGCGCTCAGAGCGGATGTCCGGCTTCGAGCTGGGCACCGACGGTCGGGGCACCGTGCTGATACGAGGTCTTGTGCGTCATCTCCTTGCCCTGCCCCCAGAGCTTCTCGACGTTCAGACCGACGTGGACATGCGGCCCACCACCCACGTTGTGATCGAGTACGTCTCCCAGCTTTGCCCCCCGGCTGAAGGTCTTACCAACAGCAGGGGCAGCCACCAGATGACCGAACCAGTACTGGATCTTGGATCGGCCGAGCGCGTAGAAAGCGGCACCTGGATCTGAACCAGAGGCGCGAGTAACTTCCAAGTCCTCGGGGGCGAGGATGTCGCGCCCGGCAGCGAAGGCATCATCGAAGGCAGGGTAGAGCGGGATGCCGCCGGTCGCGTGCGTGAGGTCGTGGGCGAGGACTGACTTCCCGTCTCCCCACACCGGCCCCAGATCGGGAACGCCCGAGGCCGGTGGCTTAGGGGGCGGTGGCTTGTAGTCGCGGTACAAGTCCGCGCCGTACTCGTCCCAGACCGGCTCGCCCTTGTCCGACATCATGTTCCCGCGCCAGTCGCTCGCGGGAACCTGCTGCCACTTCAGCTTCTCGTGCGTGGCCGAGTTGTAGACGCCCGTGCAGTCGAGGCCGCTTGCGAACTGGAAGCCGACGATGCCCGGCCCGCGCTTCGCATCCCCGAGCGCGAAGCGGTAGTTGTAGTCGGTGTCGTACTCGTCCCAGTCCCAGTAGCCCGCCCGTGCGAGCGCGCGCTTGACCGCGCGCACGTCCTCGCCCTTCGGCACCGGCCCCGCGTCGTGCTCGGGGAAGTAGAGGTTCCGCTTGTGCGAACCGGGGTCAGCCATTGTCGTGGTCGTCCTTCAAGATCTGGAGCGTCCGTTGAAGCTTGTCCCAGGGCTTCCACTGGTCGAGGGGAACGGAGGCGAGCACGGAGATGTCCTGCCACTTCCCGCCTTCCTTCTTCAGCAGCGTGCCCGAGGGACTGAGGTCGCGCATCAGGTTGACCCCCGCCTTGATCCCGTCCTGGAACCCGATCTGGGTCACAGCTCCTCCTGTCGGTGGCTTGAAGCCCGACTCCTTGCAGGCGATCCTATCGCCCTTGTCCGACCAGCTCGCGTAGAGCTGACCGATGTCGTCGGCCGTGTACACGCCGTAGGGCGTGAGCCGGTCGTACCAGTCCGGGTTCGAGTCCCCGTAGGAGCCGAAGGTGGAGACGACGCAGCGCACCCCGACCCGGTACCACTCCTCGCGCACCGCCTCGGCTTCCTGCGACCAGCGCAGTCCGAAGACCTGCGGCAGCACCGGCACCTTGATCGGTCGCCAGTCCACGGTCGCGAACGGCCACGGTTCCATCGAGAGCGCCCAGTCCTCGAAGCCGCAGACCTCTGCGATGTAGCTGGTCAGGTCGGCTCCCGTGTCCTTCAGTTCTGACTCGGAGTTGACGATGAAGGGTGCATTCCAGAGATCGGCGATAGCGATGAGGTTGTTGAGGCGCTCGGGATCGAACGCGCCCTGCCCGCCGACGGCGGTGCGAAGCCACGGCCCGCACACGACCGAGTGCTGCGCGGCGCGCTCCCGAATGAACTCCCAGTCCGAGGCGGGGAAGTCGCCGACGTTGCAGAAGATCGCGCCGAAGCCCGCGCTCACCATCGCCTCGATGTCCTCGACCCCGCCGCGCGGGTTGCGGAGGAACAGGTGATTGCGTTCGAGGAAGACGCTCACTCGCCGGAGTCTACGAGCCGGAGCTGGGGAGCGATGCCGTCTACCTGCACGCACACGACCCTGACCCCGACCGGGCGCTCGGCGTCGGCGAAGAACTTGTGTGCCTGGAGGTCGGCGACCTGGGCGTCGTCCGAGAAGACGATCCCGGTCAGCGCATCGAGGACGGCACGCGAGAGCTTGTCGATGTCCGGGCGAGTCGCGGGCACGGTGGGGGCGGACGGCTTGAGCTGCGAGGAGTTGCGCCCGCTTCCGAAGTGCATCTTCGGACGCGGGAGGAAGAAGGCGAGCCTGACCGCGACCGCTTCCCGCCAGGGGCCGCCCAGCATCGCGTGGTGGGCGGCGAGCGCGATCTCCTGCCGCCAGGGCTTGAGCGTGGCCTGGTTCGACTCGACGAGCGCCTTCCCGAACAGGCGCTTCGATCCCTGCGGGATCGGCTGCCCCAGGACGATGAAGGAGATCACCGGAAGATCCGAAGCGCGGCGATCACTCCCAGCAGGATCAGCAGGACGAGCAGGATCAGATCCGTCTTGTCGAAGGGCGGGGGGTAGCGGCGGTAGCTCACTTCGCCTGCCAGTCGTTGCAGGTCATGCCGCCTGCGACCCCGCGCTTGAACATCTTGCACCAGCCCGCCTTGGTGAAGGCAGAGCAGTTCGCGCACTTCTTAGGCCCGGTCGCCTTGCGGTAGTTCGGCGGCTGCGCCATCTCGCTCCTTCCTCCGGCACGCCTCGTGGGCACGACGGAAGTCCTTGACCGCCGTCATCGGGTTCGGGCCGTGGTACTCGAAGAGTGCCTTGCACCCAGGACAGCTCTCGCGGATGGTCGCGGTCTGCGCGCGCGCCTTCACTGGCTCCCTCGCAACCGCTCGACCTCGCGCTCGGCGGCTTCGGCCCGCTTGAGGGCGTTGTTGACGACGATCAGATCATCTACATGCTGCCGCCCCGCAGCCTCCAGGCGAGCGGCGAGGGTGTCGAGGGCGGGATAAGCACCGGCATGATCGGTGTCGTGAACGCACGCTTCGTCTATCGCCTCGCGCACCGTCGCCAGCAGTTCCTCGGTGCTCGGCTCGCTCACTTCTCCTCGCGGATCAGGACGATGCCTGCGCGCTCCGCTGCCTCCTCGATCCCGGCGATGACGGGCGCGGCGTCGGTGTCCACCGAGACGGTGAGCTTCAGCCCGAAGAGCGCCTGCTCGGGGATCTTGGTCAGCCGCCAGGTTGTCCGGTGCTCGTTCATCTCGACTCCTTCTGTCGCTTGCGGAAAGCTTCCAGGAACGCGGCCTGCACCTGCTCCTTCTGGGTGAGGCGAACATCCTCCTGTGCCATCGCCTGCTGGATTCGAGGGTCGGCGGCAAGCTGCGCCGTGGCCTCCTCGGCGAGGCGGCGCTCAGTGGCGTCCCACTCGTCGCGCTCGGGCGTCCCCCGAGGCCCGTGCATCTTGTCGGTCAGGGGCGTAGGATCGGGAGGCGTCTCCGAGTCGGCGGGTTCTCGGGGCAGCGAGGCGAGCACGTCCTCCTCGTTCAGGAGGTCGGAGGCGGTGACGAGTGCGGGCAGCTCGATCTCGTCGTTCCGCCCGGGGCGCTGCTTTGGCCCGACACGCCGCGACTCCCCCACGCCTGCTGCCTGCGCCAGCTCCTCGTCACTCGGAATCTCGCTCACGCTTCTCCTTCTCCTTGGTCACGTCGATGGCACGCTGGACGACTTGCCTGACCCATGATGGGACATCGGTGTAGAGGAGGTGCTCCTTCAGAAATCGCTCGTCTGCCGCCCTGATGTAGACCACAACCTTCATGGTCTACCAGTCTACTCCTTTTGGTACACTAGTCCACCGCCCAGGGGAAGGGGATCGGAGCCGCCTTCAGGTGGCCGCTCCGTAGGGCGCGAGGGGGCTGCTGCGGTGGCCCCCTTCGCGTATCGGGAGGCCGTGTGAGGGCCTGGTTTTGGTAGGCCCCTGGCGAGATGCTGGGCGGTGTGCTGGCGCGGGAGGAACGGTACGAACTTGAGGCTCAACCGCCGCTCGCGCGCGAGGGGGAATACCCTCCGGCCCTAGGCCGGAGGCGTATCGCCTGCGTTGGTGCGGCCTATGCCCATCCGTTGTGTGAGCGCACGCAGCTCGGCTAGGCCGAGCTGATTGACCCCCTCCTCGTCGAGCGGCATGGAAACTTCGAGCGAAGCTCGCTCGACTGGTTCGACCGCATCGAGGAGTGCGAGTGCAGTCTTCGACTGCAAGGCCGACGACGCCGACGGGTCGTGGATCGGCGCAAGCGCCGCCGCGACGACCCGCTCCCGCTCTACGAACACCGCACTCCGAAGGAGTGATCTCGCTGTAGCGTTTCGGGTTATACCGAGTTCAAGTCGGAGGGCGGCACGCCTTCGGCGTGAAGCGACCGACGCGGCACGGCCCCTGAGCGACCATTCGGCCGGACTGGAGGCTACGCCTCCAGCCGAGGGTTCGTGAGCGTTGCAGAAGTCGGAGTCAGCCCTACGGGCTGCGCCACAGTGTTCGCCGTCGCGTTTGAGTGCCCAGCATCCCCGCGCTCCGGGCGAGTCGGCTCGCGTCGCGTAGCGAGGCTGTGGCAGCTCCTTCGGAGCTTCAAGCGCGAGTGGTTGCGCCACCCGCAAACCCGCATCGCGCCTTGCATCGCGAGGCATCGCAACACTCTATCGCACCAGCCCCTTCGGGGCTGAAATGTTCAGGGTTGTAAGGATTGTGTTCGGATCAGCCTCGGCACCCTTGACAACGATGCATCCTTGCCCTACCTTCGGTAATGCCCCGACGGCGAATCAGGGTCAGCGAAGCTGAGTAGCCGAATCGGGTCGAGGGTTCCGAGCCGTAGGCCGGGAATGAGCCTGGTCAAGCGTGACGCCGCATCCCCTCGTAATCCCGAGTCATGGGGGATCGAAGATCCCTTGTCAGGTCGCTGAGCCGACCGACGCTATGGCGCTGCACCGAAGGTGAGCCACGCTGAGAGGCGTGGAAGCCGGTTGCGCTAGGCCGTCGGAACGACGGCAGAGGACGATCTGGCAAGGAGGACATCTTCGATGTCCTGGCGGCGGAAGCCGCATGGCTCACACATGGATACGGACATGTGCAGCGACTCCTTGAGTCGCCCAGCTTCGCGCTGAGCGGCTCTGGAAGCCGTTGCTTCCCAGCCTCGAAGAGGCTGACCCGACAGAAAGGACGCATCATGGATCGAGCTTCGCTCGATACCTCGCCGCTTCGCTGCGGCGGGTTCATCGTCGAAGACGATGCCCAGCGTCGTCTCGACTCAGCCCGTGCCGTCTATCGACGGCAGTACGACAAGGGCTACTCGCTCTCCGAGCGAGGCGAGTCAGACCGTGCCCAGCGCATTCTGGATCAGGCCAATGCCGCTCTGCGGCAAGCCGAGTTCGGATACGCCAGGTCGCGAGGACGAGTCTGATGACTCGTCCTGAGAGAGTCATCGCCTGGGCATTCCTGCTCGGGCCGCTCGTGCTTGGCACCGCCTACCTCATCACTCTGTGATGAGAACTCTGGCCCGGTTCGTCAACTGGATGCCGGAGTGGCTGGAGCGGCTGCTCGCGCTGCCGATGCTTGTCATCGGCAGTCTGCTGCTTCTGGCTGGTGGCTACGCAGTAGCCATCGTGGTCGGTCTGACCTTGCACCTGCTCATCTCCTGACCCTGCACGGAGCACTCCGCAAGGAGTGCTCTACGGAGTGTCAGAAGCTCCCTGCACCTTCGGTGCAGCCCGACAGAAAGGAGCTGTCATGCCCGTCGAATACGACGAGCAACTCGACCTCGAAGAGGTCGAGCAAGTCGAAGTCTTCACCTGTCCTCGCTGCGGTGCTGAGCACAGCTCAGAGGATGCGGCAGACGAATGCTGTCCCGTCTTCACCTGCGACTTCTGCGAAGCAGAGTACTCGGACGAAGACGAGGCGTACGACTGCTGTCGCCACTACTGCGGCGAGTGCGGTACGGAGTACCGCGATGAGGAAGAGGCTCTCGACTGCTGCCGCTACCACTGTCCTGAGTGCGGTTCCTCGTATGACTACGAGGAACAGGCGATGGACTGCTGCGGCAGCTATGGCCGTTACAACGGCCAGATCCCGCTGCTCCCGGACGTTGACCCTTACAGGGTCACTGTGCCGAGTCTTCCAGGCCGCCCCGCACGGCTCTGCTCTATCGAGCAAGAGCTGGCGAGCGGCGGATCGTTGGTGGCTCGGCTGCTCTACGAGATCGGAGCCTCTCCTTACGGAGAGATCCAGGGTTATCACTCTGGAGCTGGTGGCCGTGGAACGGCCCACGTCGAGAGCGACGGCTCGCTGCCCAGCGGCGGTGGCGAAGTGGTCTACGACCGCTTCGACCTCTCAGAGACTCGGGACGTGGATCAGCTCTCGCTCTGCCTGACGAAGATCAGGCAGCTTCGGGATCTGCCGGAGCGTCCCGTAGGGACGAGCTACGCCGCTGGCATTCACGTCCACATCGCGGCACGAGCCGTTGACGGCTCGACGCTGACTCCTCGTGATGTCACAGCTCTTTACGAGCTGTGGAGCTACGCCGAGGACATGCTCTACGCGCTGTCCGCTGCCGGTTGGCAGCGACATCGACAGCCGAGAACGAGCGACGAACCCTACTCCAGTGGGTACTGCAAGGCAGTACCCAAGGTCGAAGGGAAGGCCACGCCGACGAAGGTGTGGAACGTGATGCGCCGTGACCGATACTTCGGTCTGAACTTCCAGTCGCTCTTCAACAGCATCGGACGCTGCTCCTGTGGAGCAGCCACGATGGGTGACTGGGAGAGCTGCGAATGCGGAGCATTCGACAAGGCCACGGTCGAGTGGCGAGTTTTCAACTCGTCCACTCTGCCGAGAACGATCCATGCCTGGACTGTTCTGGCTCATGCCATGACGGCTTACGCCGTCAACCACGAGCTTGGCTCGCTTCCCGTGAACGCCTACGGGTCGCAGGACGCTTCTGAGAAGCGTCAAGTGCTGAACCATCTGCTCGACGTTCTGCCGCTCACCGATGGTGAGCGTGAGCTGATCGAGGACGCAGCGGATCGCAGCCCAGGGCTGTAACCCTGCACGGAGCACCGCGAAAGCGGTGCTCTACGGAGGGTTTCACTCTCCCGGCTCTTCGGAGCCGACCCGACAGGAAGGAGTCCACACGATGTGTGGAATCGCTGGCGTGTATCTGCGTGATCCTCACGCGAAGGCAGACCTCGACGGGATGCTGACGACGATGCTCGAAGAGATCGAGCATCGAGGAGGAGACGCGACCGGATTCGTCGCTCTTGGCGACGAAGGCGTGACGGAGTGGCAGAAGGCTGCTTGCGACAGCAAGGACTTCAACCGCTATCGCCGCTCGATCCCAGAGGGATCGAGGTCGTTCCTCGCTCACACTCGCTGGGCAACCCAAGGGTTGCCTGCCTTCGTGGAGAACAACCACCCCCTGAGAAGGGGGTCGTTCTTCGTCGTCCACAACGGCCACATCTCGAACGACGACCAGCTCTTCGAGCTGGCCGGTCGGGAGCGATTCGGCCAGGTGGACAGTGAGGCAATCCCAGCCCGTCTCGCGAGCTTTGGCAAGCTCGCAGCGGCACCCAAGCTCATGGCAGAGCTTCACGGAGCAGCGGCGATAGCCGCTGTGGACGAGAAGAACCCGCATGAGTTGGTGCTCGCACGAGGTTCGAGCAGCCCGCTCTTCGTCCTTCAGACGAAGAAGTACGTGCTGTTCGGCTCGACCTGGAAGACCGTCTCGGAGGCATACACGAAGCACATCGGTCGCCTTCCCAAGAAGGCGAAGATCACCAACGTCCCCGAGGGGACGGTGCTTCACTTCGTGGACGGGAAGGTCACGAAGATGACCTTCAAGACGTGGCAGCCACCGCTGCCGAAGCACAAGACGATCCCGTGGAAGGCAACTTCCACGGAGGTCGCAACCTACTCGTTCCCCTCGTCCTTCTTCGC